ACGAGGCGGGCTTTGGGGGCAAAGCCGCCCTCGATTCTGCCTCGGACGGCGGCTTTGTGGCTGACATCAAAACCAAAGAGTTTACTGACCCAGACAAGGTTGGGGGATACGACGAGAACTTGATGCAGTTGGCCGCTTACCGTGTGGGGCTTGGCATCCCTAACGCACGGTGTGCCAATGTGTTTGTCTCCCGCAACGTCCCGGGTCTCGTGGTGGTCAAGGAGTGGCCCCTTGAAGACCTCGCCACGGGCTGGGAGATGTTTATGCACCTTCTGGCATTCTGGCAACTCAAGAATGACCACAAATAATCATGAAAAAAATAGAAGCATTCAAAGCCAGCGACGGTATGTTATGGGAGGACAAAGAGAAGGCCGAGCGCCACGAATTGTTCCTCAGTAAAAACATGATTGTCGAAGAATTCCTTGACAGCAATACCAATCCTTACAAGGCGCTGGCGCAACGATCAATTGCAAGAACCACTATCATCAACTGGGAATTTTGGAAGAACAAAAATGCTGAGTGAAGAAACAGTCAAACAAATTTATTTTTATTGCGATGAAAAACGGCCCGATGCAATCTATGCTGACGATCTTGATATCGTTCAGTTTGCCAATAAAATTGCGGCGTTTGTTGAGCCTATCATTGCCGCCAAGGAGCATCAACGATGCGTGAAGATCGTAAACGACATGAACCCCGAAGTGGGCAAAGCCCTGAGTACCCAGCGACCGAAGAGTCCATGAGTGCTTGGATGGACGGATACGACCAAGGGTATGAGGCTGGCATTGAAGAGGCGCGTGAGCAGTTCATGCAGGCTCAACTCTTGATGTTCCACACTGGGGGTAGCGCATGACCGACAAGGTGATCCCCATATTCCCAGAACGCACTTGCGGGGAATGCACAGCCTGCTGTGAGGGGTGGCTCAGTGGGGAGGCTCACGGGCATGAGTTCCAGCCGGGTCGGCCCTGCTTCTTCTTGCAGAACGGTTGCAGTATCTACGAGACCCGCCCAGAGGAACCCTGCAAGTCCTACAAGTGCGTATGGCTGGCACACGACGCGCTCCCCATGTGGATGCGGCCAGACAAGTCTGGAGCCATTGTCACCGAGCGCAATGTTGATGGGATTAAATACTGGGATGTCTCTGAGTGCGGCGAGACCCTGAAGTCAGAAGTTCTGTCATGGCTTGTCATGTACACCATCGACCACCAGAGCAATCTACAGTACCGCATCAACAGCGGCGCATTTAAGATCGGCCAGCAAGATTTCCTTGAGGCATAAAAAAGCCCCCAGTTACGGGGGCGAAGGGTAGGAGAGTGGCAACTGCAACTACCGCCACCATTCTATTCCTTTTCTTTGATGTAGTCATTGAGTGCCGCCGCAGGAATTGACAGCAAACTAAGGCCCGTACCCACAGCGCGTGGGATTGGGTGGGGCACCATAGCCGCAAGCGATCCAAGCCCACCTATGGCCGAGATAACCGCACCTGATGTGTCACCCTTTTCATAGCGATCAATCAGGTCAGCAATGTTGTACCCAGCGCCAGCGCCAGCAATTGCAGGGCCAATGACTGGAATCTTGGAAACATACCCTATTCTTTCCAAAATTCTTGCTCTAGCCGCTTCTTTGGCAAGTTGCTCATTTATCTTTTGCTTACGAGACAACATATCCAAAGTTGATTCACCAGCCTCTGGTACGCCATACAACTTAGACATTTTGCCGCTGATCTTGCCGTGCCCCTTGGCGCGTTCACGGCTTGTCACCACATCCTCTACGGTATAACCAGAACCGCGACCGTAGCCTGTTTTTTTCTTGTACTTTTGGCCGGGGGAATTCTCATCAACAGTTGGCGATCCTGCCGCCCTGCTTTGCGCATCGCGATCCAAATAATCTCCAACTTTTTTGGTAAGGTTTAAGACTGTCTGCGTTGAACCAACTGTTGCGCCACCAAGAGCGCCAAGACCAGTCATCAAAGTCTTGTCAACTTCACCTTCAGGGCCAGACATCAATTCACGGGCGCGTTGGTAGAGTTGATCAACACCCTTCAACTCTGGCTCTTGCTTATCAATATCTGGTGGAAGATCGCCAAGATAACTCAGGTCATCGGAACCTTGCACGGGCACTTCTTGCGCTGGCGCTTCCTGAGATATGAACCCTGTTTGCGTCAAGTCTCTCATGCCACCAATTTTGGCAAGATAATCTTGAGTTTCTTGAGGCAATGACTTCTCATCATTTGTTTGCGCAAAATTTTTGGCGGCTGTTGGGTTGTAGTTGTACCCAACCAAAGCGTACCTTGGGTTGCCTTTATGCGCGTCTAAATTTTCTTTAAGAATTCTCATTCCTGCATCAATGTTGATTGCGGGATTAAACAAGTCTTCGGGTTTTAAATTTAAACCCTTTGCGTTGGCTGGCATAACTTGCATTGGGCCAAGAGCGCCCTTTGGGGACACGCCCTCTGACTTAAAATTGTTCTCCGCCCAACCAACAGCCAATGCAAGTTCTGGGTCAATACCGTACTCTCTTGCCTTGTCGGCAATCATTTGTGCATTAGTTCTTTGCTCTTCATTAAGTTTTGGTAATTTCATGGCCTATCACCTTATCTGTGACTCAAGAGTACCAGCACTGCCTTGTGAGCCGCGACGGGATGTGTCAGGCGCACCCTTGAAGCCGGGGAAATACTTCTTCGCCAAATCATTTGTAACTTTGGCGTAATGGTTGTACGCTTCCTTGTACTCTTTTGAATCCCTAAAGTCATCCACATACTTGTTGGGGTTCTTTTGCGCCCATCCTCTGTACTCTGCGGCCACATCGCGATCAAACTCAGCCATTGCTTTGACATATTGCGATTTTGCCATTGCAGACTTTCGGGTGTCTTCCCACACATTTGGGTTCAAATTGGCAATCAGTGCGCGTTCACCCTCTGTAATTTGGCCCTGTTTTGGCATTAAAGAGATGGTATCTTGCAAGTTCAGCATGGTGCTATTTCGCAAGATCATCATTGCGGCATTGACCAAGTCAGGGTTGCCAGACGCACGCAACAGCGCAGGCTTGAGCGCCGCAATCTCAGTCGTGCCAAGCGGCGTGCGAACCCCACCGGGGCCAGTGGTGGCCGCAATGATTGCATTACGCACTGTTGGTTTAGAGAACAGATCAAAAACTTTCCCTGTGTTTTCGCTTTCAGCAATACCGTAAATTGAATTGGCCGCAATCAAACGATTTTGAGAGGTATCTCGCGCTAATGTCAATCTGGTTCGCTGTTCAGCATCAGCCTCAATTTTTTTCTTGTTACGCTCAATCTCTGCCGCCTTTTCAATTTCCAGTTGGCCCGGGGTTTTGGGTGGTTCAAATTGAGGTCTGACGGCAGGAGCGGCTCCAGCAGGTGGCCGTATTGGCGCTGATGGCACTGTACCTGCGGGAGGCGTTGCGCCAGCGGGTGGCGTTGCGCCAACAGGAGGTGGCCCACCAGTCACACTAGGGCTAACATTTGGAGCCAAATCCATCCAACCCTTAGAATCGTAATATCTGTACATGACCTGTGGGTCGCGAGTTTTTTGATACTCTTTACGCACGGCGTCGTACTCTATTTGCTCATCGGCGTCCAACATAATTTCGCCAAGCCTTTCAAGGCCCGCCATTTTGAACGGCCTACGCTCTCCCTGCTTGGCTTTTTGACGATCAATTGCAATCTTTTCAGCCTCAAAATTAAGTTTGGCTTCTGCTTCTAATTCTTTTGCTAATGTTCCTGTAGGATCAATCTGCCGCGCATCGTCAATCATTTTCTGAGTAACATGACGGCCAGAGAAGGAAGGCATATTGCTTTGCGCAGGCTTCTGTGCGCCTTGGGCAACAGCCGCTTGAGGCACATTAGATTCGCCAGTATCAAGCACGGTAGAGCCATCAGCCGTGCGGCTTCTACGGTAGTCGTTGAGCAAAGCCTGTTGAGCCAACGCACTTTGTTTTTCTGCTAATTCAACTTTTCTTTTTTGCAGTGCTTGCTGGCGCTCATATTCTTTTTCTGTTTCTGCGGAATATGCTTCTGCGGCGTAGCCTAACGATTCACCAAAGCCGCCCGTTTTTGTTGGCCTCAAAAAGCCAGAAGCCGCCGCCATCAAGGCAGGGTCAAACGGGGGTTTCATGCGCGTGTCAATACTTCTTTTCAACGCTTCAATTTGTGAATTGAGTGCAACTTCTTGTTCGCGCCTATTGCGCAAAGCACGCGCTAAATAATCTTCTTCAGGGGCTTGCTCTAAGCCAGAGATGCGTTGCGCGGCCTGCGCAGGATTAGGCGCTGGCCCTTGTTGCTGGGCAGGAGGTGCATTAGGTGCAGGCGATCTTACGGGAGTCATTGCTCCCAACCCGCCTTGTGGTTGTGTTGCCATGTCTTACCTCGCCATTTTTACTGAACCGCCGCGTGCCAAATAAGCATGGGCTTTTGAACGGTGTGCTTTGCCGCCGTGTTTCATCATTATTGCGCCGCCGTTTTTGTTTCCCGTGCCCCGCGTAAAAGCACCAAGGCCAGTCAGCAGGCCACCGATTTGAGACAGTGGGCTGTTGGAGTATGCGCCAGACTCTGGGCCTGTCTTTTGGGTGACCGTGCCCCCGGGGACTTGGTACTGCTTCATCAACTGAGAGAACGCTTGCGCCTGCGCCATTGGGTAGTCAAGCATCTTCTGACCAAGAGCCTGTTGCTGACCACCGTACTCGCTCATAGCCTTGAGACCACCAAGCCCTAAACCTTGCTGTGCTTGGCCCAAGTTTTCAAAGCCCTGACCAGCTTGTAGGGCGCGAGACAGGTCTGCTTGCGCAAACTTGCCAGCGTCTGAGTATCCAGACTGAAGTGCCATCATCTGCTTACCCAGCAAGTCAGACTGAAGGTCACGCAAAGAGTTACCAGTGATCTGTTGCTGACGGCGGGAGCCAAACTGACCAGAGCCAGCCGCCGCCGCACCAAGGTTTGGCAGGATGTTCTCTTGAATGCTTCGCTGTTGCAGGCGACCCATCTCATTCACCACGCCGCTGGTGTAGGGATTCATGTAGTCGGCCACCACATCAGGCATGGTGGTCGCGCCCGCCTGACCAAACAGTTGAGATGCCGCGCCCATCGAGCCAGCGCCAGCAAATGCAACATCAGGCACCATCTGGAAGGCTTGCTGTTGCAGAGGGCTGAAGCCAGCCACACCGCCCTGCTGGACGGCGTTCTGACCAAGGTTGGCGATGTCTTGAAGGTAGTTGGTGTAGAACTCTGGCGCAGTCGCTTGCGTCTGCGTCGTCGTCGTTACATCTGGTAGGGGGTCACCCTGAAACAGTCCAGCCATTATCTGGCTCCTTTCAAGTAGGAAGTAAGCGCCTTGGTCTTGGGCGGAATCTTGTTCACGGGTGCCGACCGCTTATGCATTCTGATATTTTCCCTGAATTTGTCCAGAGCCTGTGCGCCTGCCTTTGTAGAACCGTTGCCAATCTGGGCCACGGTTTCGGCATCAATCACATATTCGCCGTCAGCCAGCATCGCTGGGATGTCGTCAGACTGGCCGTCACCAGCGCCATGTACCGCCGCGCCTTGGCGGAAGTTCAAGC